ATGATATTGCTGATGCCTGTGGAATTGGTCATTGGGCAATTAAAAATTGGAATAAAGCAGTAGGAGGGACTGAATAATGCCAGAGTTAAATGCAAACATACCACCAATACATTGCTATGTACGTGGAAACTATTTAAGAAATCATCAAGACAGTCACGACAAATATTTTGAATGCGTAGTTTTTGGTGTCTCTAGTTTAAAATCTAGAAGCCCACTATTTCATATTATGATGCCAGACGGGGGATTGTGGTGGAGACTTCCTATTTCTGCTTTTTGTACAGAGCCAGGAATTCCAGAAGTTGATCTTCATAATTTAGTTTTGTGGAATTCTTTTAGTCATCACATTTCTGTAACTCAATTTGAAAATTTAACAAACCTTAGAATGTCCTACATAGATAGAACAAAAACAATGCACAAGGGAACTTATCTATTTACCTTAGACTGGCATAATCCAGATACAAATGTCTTGGATGATGGATATTCAGAAAGCCCAGCAGACCATAAGTGTGGTCACGTTATACAAAGAGATGATGGCAATTTTGCTATTCAGCCTAACAATCGGGTGCGTGTATATGAGCCATCATTTACCCTTGAAAAAGATTATCTAATTGAAAGGATAATTAACGAAAGAAAGTATGATGTTGAAAACCAGGATAAGTGGATACTAGAAAACTCTGATAGATTTGACTATGATATTAATGAGAGACAGGTTGACAATTAATACTATGGGTGCTAAACTGTATACATCGGAGGCTTTTATGCGTAAGAGATATCTTGTGGATAAAAAGACTCCAGAAGAGATTGCAAAGGAGTGCGGATCTAGCGTTGAAACTATATACGTATACCTTGCTAAATTTGGATTAAGGAAGTCAAAGCGATGAAAAAAATCAAGTACTTACTATTTGTTTTATCATTAGTTGTAGCAGTAGGACTCACATACACAACTATTGCCCTTAAGGGAATGCCAGACACTTTTGATTTGGAGGGTGACGATGAGTGAAGAAACACAGTTCACTATTGGGCAGGTTTGTGATGAAATTAAGTCAATGCTTATTGCAAAGAATAAATCGTATGGTGACTCAGCGCTAAACCCAATTAGAATTTTTGCTACATCAGATAATGTAGAGCAACTGCATGTACGTATTGATGACAAACTTTCTAGAATCTCAAGAGGTGGATCTTTTGTTGGGGATAATGATATTGATGATTTAATTGGATATCTAATCTTATTAAAAATTGCACGGGAGTTACGCAGTGTCAACTGAAGATGATCTTGTTAAGCACCTTGACCAGGTTAATCAGGTAGTAGAAGAATACCTAAAGGGTAATGATCCCACCATAATTTCTAAACAACTTGCAATTCCAAGACAAAAAGTTGTAACACTTATCAATGAGTGGAAAGTTATGGCATCTGCTAATGATGCTATTCGTGCTCGTGCTAAAGAGGCCTTGGCTGCAGCAGATGCTCACTATAGCAAATTAGTCTCTCGCACCTATGAAGTTATTGATGAAGCATCTATGACTAACAATCTTAGTGCAAAGACTGCAGCAATAAAACTTGTTATGGATATTGAGTCTAAGCGTATTGATATGCTTCAAAAGGCTGGCCTGCTTGAGAATAAAGAACTTGCAGAAGAGATGATGGAGATTGAAAAGCGACAAGAGATTCTTGTTTCAATATTAAAAGATATTGCATCCGAACATCCAGAAATCCGTGATGAGATTATGCGTAGGCTTTCTTCATTTGCAAAAGACAACGAGGTGATTACAGTTGTCCACGATGTTCAATGAGTTCTTAGAAGCACTAAAGGATGATCATTTTGAAGAGATTCCAGTAGATGCAAAAACATTTGTAGAGGGTGAAGACTATCTTGGGCAGCCACCACTATCTGATGTTCAATACGATATAGTTGAAGCAATGAGCCAGATCTATCGTAAAGAAGATCTAATAAATATGATGGGTGAAGAAAAAGGCACTAAGTATTACAATAAATACACAAAAAACGAAATCATTCTGCAACTTGGCAAGGGATCTGGAAAAGACTTCACATCAACAGTAGCATGTTCATACATTGTATATAAACTTCTATGCCTTAAAGACCCAGCAAAGTATTTTGGTAAGCCATCTGGAGATGCCATCGACCTTATTAACGTGGCTATTAACGCTCAACAAGCAAAGAATGTTTTCTTTAAAGGTTTTAAAACAAAGATTGAAAAGTCCCCCTGGTTTATTGGAAAGTATAATGCTAAGGCAGACTCTGTTGAGTTTGACAAATCTATTACAGTCTATTCTGGTCACTCAGAAAGAGAATCACACGAAGGTTTGAACTTGTTGCTTGCAGTTCTTGATGAGATTTCTGGTTTTGCTTCTGAAATTGGAACAGGAAATGATCAAGGTAAGACTGCTGATAACATCTACAGAGCATTCCGTGCTTCCGTAGATTCTCGTTTTCCAGACCTTGGTAAGGTTGTTTTGCTTTCATTCCCAAGATACCCAGGAGACTTTATTTCAGAAAGATACGATGCAGTTATCGCAGAAAAAGAATCTGTTGAAAAAACTCACAGATTTATTATCAATCCAATTTTGCCAGAAGAAGATCCAGATAACTACTTTGATATTTCTTGGGATGAAGATCAAATCATTTCATACAAGTATCCAGGAGTATTTGCATTAAAAAAACCAACCTGGGAAGTAAACCCTACAAGAAAGATTGATGACTTTAAGATTGCATTCTTAACAGACATAGGTGATGCTATGCAGAGATTTGCCTGTGTTCCAACATTTGCATCCGATGCATTCTTTAAACAATCTGAAAAGGTTAGATCTTGTATGACAGCAAGAAATCCTGTGGATAACTTTAGAAGATTTGATGAGTCTTTTAAGCCAGACCCAGACAAGGTTTATTATGTACACGCTGACCTTGCACAAAAGCACGATAAGTGTGCAGTTGCTATTGCTCACGTTGACAAGTGGGTAAACATTCAGGTAATTAATAATTACGAACAGGTGGCACCAATCGTTGTAGTAGATGCAGTAGCGTGGTGGGAGCCAAAGGTTGAAGGTCCTGTCAATCTATCTGAAGTAAAGATGTGGATTCAAAATCTTCGCAGGCTTGGATTTAATATCGGAATGGTTTCTTTTGACCGTTGGCAGTCTTTTGATATTCAAAACGAATTAAAGCAGGTAGGAATGAGAACTGATACTGTTTCTGTTGCTAAGAAGCACTACGAGGATATGGCAATGTTGGTATACGAGGAAAGACTCGTAATGCCATCTATAGAATTATTGTTTGATGAACTTACACAGTTAAAGATTATGAAAAATAACAGAGTTGACCACCCACGTAAGAAGTCTAAAGACTTGGCAGATGCTGTGTGTGGGGCAATATTTGGGGCAATATCACATACTCCAAAAGACCAAAATCAGGTGGTTGAAGTCCATACTATTAGTGATCGACCTAAGCAAGTTGACACACTTAGAGACAATGTGATAGAATATAAACCTATGCCAGATGATGTAAAAGATTATTTGGATAGATTTAATCTACTATAAACAAGGAGCAAAATGAATTCATTTAAGAAAATCGCCCTGGGTCTTGCTGCAGCAATGTCTTTCGGCGTACTATCAGCACTTCCGACAAGTGCTGCTGTAAATGCACCAACTCTAACGATTGACTCAGCAACAGATGCTGTGACATCTGGTGAGTCTGCAACTGCAGTAGTAACATTGTCGTTTATTTCAGAAACATCAGCAGATACTGCAACAGTAATCTCTGCTATGTTTTCACAGCCAACGGGATCAGCAAAGTCTGCAACCCTATCACTTCTAGAAACATCAACAGCCTCAGTAGTAATTGCAGGCAACAATGTTTCAGCAAATGTTAACTCAACAGTTAACACACCAACATATGTAACAGCAAAGTTTTTGGTAACTTTGAATGCACCAACAGTTGCAGGTACATATGATGCAAAGATTCTAACAACAAGCCCAATCAACGGACCATCAGTTTCATGGACAGTAACAGTTAAGGCAGCGGATCTAACTCCATCTGCTTCAAC